CTGATACCAAATCCAAACTGTTCTCCATTGGGTGGAATGCCATCACCTAACAAATATCCATCATAACCTTCTTTGCTAGGAGTTTGATTTACTCTGTCCGCTAATGTGTTTTGAGTAGATGTGTCTAGTGTTGATGTATCAGTTGTGACCAATTCTGGTTTTCCTTTATCATCCACTTGCAGTGTATAAAAATGTGCTATATCATATCCTGACTTAGGTGCATCTGCTTCTGCTTGTTGAGTGACTGCATTATTGATTTGCATTTCTTGTTCGTATGTAGATAATACATCTCGCAATGTCTTACCATCACCTGCACCTGCATCTTTGTTTAATATTTCTTTAAATTCTTGTGAGTCATATATTTGTTTCAGTTTAACTCTGTATAGGTGTGGATACCAAGTTTGTGAAAATCCTTCTGCCGCTCTGCTGACATCTTCCACAACATAAAATCTTTTAAGTGCCACACTGAAATCATTCAGTGCATATTCATCTTTCAAATGAGGTAATTCAAACACATCACCTGGCATAACTTTTCTACCCAATGTTTTAACACTGCTGGTGATTGGAATGGTCATAAACAATGTGTCATTCTGTAAAAATAGTCCAAATTGACTCATGTCAAAATCAATATCTTGCACATTGTATATGCCTCTTAAACTGTACACATCTTGACTGTATTTTCTGTCTCTGTTTTCAAGGAACAACATGTCTTGTATGTTGGTTTCTTTGACAGCATCATATCTAGGCTCTGCTGGAGTGGCATCTGCTTCATCAGGATTTTTAGGTCCTAGGTATTTGTGTACAAATACATCGGTTCCACCCACAGTGAACATTTCCACCACTGTTTTGTCTAAGAATGTGTAGTCGTTCCCTTTTTCTGGTTTATAAAGACTTAATCTCGGCATATACATATATTTATCGGACGATAAATATGTATGAGGAAAACTGTATGAGTGATTTAAGCACACAAAAACAAGAAGTATTTGACTACGTTCACACTAGCCTAGGTGGCGGTATGGTAGACGTAGAATTAGACCCTGTACACTATGAAACAGCATTAACTGATGCATTAGACAGATTTCGCCAGAGATCTGATAATTCTGTTGAAGAAAGTTATATGTTTCTGCCTTTAGTGAAGGATCAAAACGATTATACACTTCCAAACGAGGTGATAGAAGTTAGACAAATCTACAGAAGATCAATAGGTTCAAGATCAGGCGGTGGAGATGGTGGTACATTGTTCGAACCATTCAATATGGCATACACAAACACATACCTATTAGCAAGTTCTAACATGGGTGGTGTAGCAACATACAATATGTTTGCTCAATATCAAGAATTGGTTGGAAGAATGTTTGGTTCTTTCATAGAATTTAAATGGAACACAACAACCAAAAATTTAACAATACTTCAAAGACCAAGACAAGGTGAAGAAGTATTACTAGAGGCTTACAATTACAGACCAGATTCAGAATTGCTTAAAGATTATTTGGCAAAAAAATGGTTAAAGGATTATACACTTGCCAAATGCAAATACATGCTGGGTGAAGCCAGAAGCAAATTCAACACAATAGCAGGTCCACAAGGTGGAACATCACTAAATGGTGATGCATTAAAACAAGAAGCCATAGCAGAAATGGAAAGACTCGAAATAGAAGTCAAAACACAAACTGGTGGTGGTCAAGGATATTCCTTCGCAATTGGTTAAATCTTAGTTGACAATCAACTAAACATATAGTAATATACACTATATGAAACATCAAGTTACTCCATTATTTTCAGTACCATTATACAAAACTGTTCTGGATCCTTTGGATCCTATGGAAGAATCTTGGATAAAAAATTTAAAATTTCCTCCACAAAGTGTTGGTTTATATGACGCCAAAAATGAAGAACCAAAAAATGCAGGAATGCAGGTATTAAATCAGCCTCAATTAAAAAATCTTAGACAACAGATATTGAAAGTGATGAATCATTTTGTAAGCGATGTATTAGATATTGAACAAGATTTTGAATTAACAACAAGTTGGGTAAACAAAAATGGAAAGGGTGATCATATTGTTCAACATTCACATCCAAATGCAATGATCAGTGGAGTATATTATGTTGAAAGTGATGACACATCAGCCCCTATAATATTTAACAAGCCTTATTTTTACACAAATCTTTTTCACGAAACAATTAAACCAACTTTTAGAAATAAAAATCAAAATCAATACAATGTAGATTATTACGGCATGAAGCCTAAAAAAAATGATCTGTATATGTTTCCATCTTGGTTAGAACACACAGTGCCTCCGCAAGATGCAGACAAAGATAGATTAAGTTTAGCATTTAATTTTTTTGTTAAAGGTAAGGTAGGAGTAGGCACAACACAATTACAATTATGATTATAGGAATATGCGGACTGATAGGTTCGGGCAAAGACACCATCGCTGACTTTTTAGTAAAAGAAAACAACTTTGAAAAATTGTCATTTGCTGACAAATTGAAAGACAGTGTGGCTGAAATGTTTGATTGGGACAGACAACTGTTGGACGGAAAAACAGATGAAAGCAGAGCCTGGAGAGAACAAGCAGACAAATTCTGGAGCAAAGAAATGGGCAAAGATATCACACCCAGACATGTGCTTCAAGTGTTTGGCACAGAATGTATGCGTGATGGATTTTATGATGGCGTATGGGTGAGCCTGGCAAAAAAGAAAATTTTAGACAATCCAGGCACCAATTGGGTAATACCAGATGTGCGGTTTGACAATGAAGCCAACATGATTAAAGAAATTGATGGAGAAGTGTGGTGGGTAAAAAGAGGTCAAATTCCTGTATGGTTCAGAATGTATCAAGATATTGGAAAAACTCCCAAAGATGTACATCCATCTGAATGGGCATGGGCGAACACAGATTTTGATGCAGAATTATCCAACAACAGCACCATTGCTGAACTTAAAAATCAGGTACAAGATCGCCTTGTTGCCAACGGATCCCTTCAAGGTGCAAAGATCTTTGGCAGTTAGCACACACTGTTTTTAGATTGTTAAATTTGCAATTATTAAGATTGCTGTCCACATGAAACACATTGAAATGCTGTTTATACTTGCTTGAATGTCCACATTTGTCACATTTTGTTTTAACTCTATATCCGGCAACATACCACTTGGGATGATATCCACTAGGACCTCCATACTTCAAACACATTTCACACTGCTTTCTATAATAGGTCTTGTTGCCTTTTTTATAGTTCACAGCGGAAGGTCTTTGACTACATTTAGTACATAACGGTCTCATACAACTGTATTTACCTGCCCTTTTCAACCCCTTTTTTATAAACCTTAATACGGCTTGATTTGACATATTGTCATAAATACTAGCAATAATAAAGTTTTACACTTTAATAGGAGATAAAAAAGATGGCATTAGTTTCACCAGGAGTACAGGTTAGTGTAATAGACGAAAGTTTCTACACACCAGCAGAACCGGGCACAGTCCCAATGATATTTGTTGCTTCGGCACAAGACAAAACAAACAGTTCAGGAACAGGAACAGCATTAGGTACAACAGCCGCTAACGCAGGCAAAGTATTCTTAATGACTTCACAAAGAGAATTAGCAGAAACATTTGGTGATCCAGTTTTTAAAACTGATGCTAACAATAATCCTATCAATGGTGGTGAAACAAATGAATACGGATTACAAGCGGCATACAGTTATTTAGGTGTTGCCAACAGAGCATACGTTGTAAGAGCAGATGTTGACCTAGGTCAATTAGAAGCAACAGCAACAGCACCAGCGGCAAATCCAGAATCAGGAACTTACTGGTTTGACACAGCAGTTTCAAAATTTGGAATATTTGAATGGAATGGTGCAAGTGCATCAACAACTGGTGGACAAACATTCACAAACAAAATTCCTAGCGTTATAACAGATACTACACTTTTAAGTGCTGGTGTTCCAAAGACTTCTTTCGGACAAGCAGGCGATTACGCAATCGTGGCAACAACAGATGCCAACGAAATGTACTACAAAAAATATGATGGTACTTGGGTAGGTGTAGGCACACAGGATTGGACAGGTTCAAATCCAACTGTGGTAGGTTCTACAACAGGCACAATCGCAAGTGGTACAACATTTACAATCACTATTAATGGTGGCGACACTACAATCACAACATCAGGTACAACAGTTACTGACGTGGCGTCAGATATTACAGGAGCAGGTGTTTCAGGTTTATCAGCAAGAGTAATAGGCAACAGATTAGCAATCTATTACAATGGTGCTAATGATGATGATATTCAAATTGCAAGTGGTACATTAAACACAGAAACAGTATTAGGTATTGCACCAGCAACATATTACGTTCCAAAATTAACAACTGCCCCACACACTTCTGTACCAGCATACAAAACTGCTGACACAGAATCAAGACCAACAGGTTCTTTATGGGTGAAAACAACAACACCTAACGCAGGTGCAAAATGGTCAGTTAAAAAATTCAATGGTACAACTAAACTTTGGGAAGATGTAACAGCACCAATTTACGAAAATGCCGAAACTGCTCTATACAATTTAGACAGAACAGGTGGTGGAGTAAATCTTGCTGTAGGCACTTTGTATGTTGACCATGACAACGGAACAAATGCTCTAGAGCAAACAATTCATAGAAGAGAATCTACAGGTTCAACAAAAGTTACAGGTACAGCAATCACAACAGGTATCACAGCAGGTAGTAAATCATTCACTATTGCAGAATCAATTGTTGGTCAATTAGCATTAAACTCAGCAATAACGGTAAGTGTCACTCCAACAGGTGCGGCAACTGATGCAGATTTAATAGCAGGTGCTATTAACGGTTCAGGTTTTACCAACATTGTTGCAAGTGTTGATTCACAGAACAGAGTTTCAATCGAACACAACGACGGTGGAGAATTTGACATTGTTGACACAGATGGTACTTTGGGTGAAGCAGGTTTCACTGGTTACAACTACACAACCAAGGCAGGTACAGCAAACTTGTACACAACAACTGCTGGATTCAGAGCAAGTAACTGGAAAATTTTAACTTACACAGCAAGTGCAACAGCAGTAACAACAACTGCGGTAGATGGACAATTATGGTACTCATCAATAGTTGATGAAGTGGATATTTTATACCACAACGGTACAAACTGGAAAGGTTATTCAGCAGTATCTGGTACAGACTCAGAAGGTCCTCAAGTTTCAGCAACTGCTCCAACTACACAATCCACAGCGTCAGGCGGTGGTGCATTGGTTGAAGGCGACATATGGATTTCAACAGCAGACTTAGAAAATTATCCAATTGTTTACAAATGGAATGCAACTTCATTAAAATGGATTCAAGTTGATTCAGGTGACCAAACAACGGAAAATGGAATCGTATTTGCAGATGCAAGATACGGAACAACAGGTGGAACAGCATCTGTGGCTCCTAAAGGAACAATAAAAGAATTACTAGCAAGTGACTTCTTAGACACTGATGCTCCAGATCCAGCACTATATCCAAAAGGTATGTTGTTGTGGAACACAAGACGTTCTGGATTCAATGTTAAGAAATTTGTAAGAAATTATGTTGATGTTACAGCAGATAACCAAAGAGGTTCAGATGTAGATTCATCAATGGCGGCTTACTATCCACACAGATGGGTAACAGAATCAGCGAACCAGGCAGACGGTTCAGGATCATTTGGTAGAAAAGCACAAAGAAAAGTTATTGTGCAAAAACTACAAGCAATGGTTAATGGCAATCAAGAAATCAGAGATGATGAATCTAGATTGTTTAACATCATGGCAACACCAGGATATCCAGAATTAATCGGCGAAATGATTTCATTAAACAATGACAGAGGATTGTCAGCGTTTATAATTGGTGACTCACCAATGAGATTAACACCAGATGCAACAAGTTTACAAAACTGGGCAACAAACGTTAACCTAGCAGTTGAAGACAACGACAATGGACTTGTAAGCACAGACGAATATCTTGGAGTATTTTATCCATCAGGATTCACAAGTGATAACTTCGGTAACAATGTAGTTGTTCCAGCAAGTCACATGATGTTAAGAACAATTGCATTAAGCGATCAAGTTTCTTTCCCATGGTTTGCTCCAGCAGGTACAAGAAGAGGTGGAATTACAAATGCTACTTCAACAGGTTACATCAGCAATGAAGGCGAATTTGTTTCAACTTCATTAAATGAAGGTCAAAGAGACACATTGTATTCAAACAATGTTAACCCAATTACTTTCATAACAGGTGCTGGCTTAGTCAACTACGGACAAAAAACAAGATTTGCTGGTAGTTCTGCACTAGACAGAATCAATGTTGCTAGATTAGTAATCTACCTAAGAAGCCAATTAAACAAATTAGCGAGACCTTATGTATTTGAGCCAAATGATAAAATCACAAGAGATGAAATCAAAGCTCAAGCAGAAAGTTTATTACTAGAACTAGTTGGTAACAGAGCGATTTTTGATTTCTTAGTAGTGTGTGATGAATCAAACAACACATCAACAAGAATAGACAGAAACGAGTTGTACTTAGATATTGCGATTGAACCAGTCAAAGCAGTAGAGTTCATCTACGTACCATTAAGATTGAAAAATACTGGCGAAATAGCAGGTTTATAATAGATAAATATTATAGGAGAAACAAATGAGTATATCTACACTATCAAAAATTACAGTACCTTTAGACAGTAACCAATCTGCTTCTAACCAAGGTCTGTTAATGCCAAAGTTACAGTATCGTTTTAGAGTATCACTAGAAAACTTTGGTGTATCTACACCAACTACTGAACTTACAAAGCAAGTTGTAGATATTACAAGACCTAATTTAAGTTTTGAAACAACAACCATTGACGTTTATAACTCTAAAGTATATCTAGCAGGTAAACACACATGGGAAACTGTTACACTAACATTAAGAGAAGATGTCAGCAACAACGTACAAAAACTTGTTGGTGAACAATTACAGAAACAATTTGACTTCTTTGAAATGAGTGCGGCGGCTTCAGGTTCAGACTACAAATTCGTAACAAGAATAGAAATTACAGACGGTGCAAATGGTGCCAACACAGTAAATGTTTTAGAAACATTTGA